GCCGGCAAAACCTGATCGTAAGTTACCAGGACCATGGAGACCATGAATGAGCTGGCACTATTTGCAGGGGCAGGAGGCGGCATCCTGGGGGGCAAGCTCCTTGGCTGGCGCACCGTCTGCGCTGTTGAGATTGATTCCTACGCAAGACGAGTGCTTCTTGCACGGCAGGCAGACGGGTGCCTCGACCCGTTTCCCATATGGGATGACGTTACGACGTTCAACGGGCATCAGTGGCGCAGTGTCGTTGACGTGGTATCAGGCGGATTCCCCTGTCAGGACATATCGGCAGCAGGCAAGAGAGCAGGACTCGACGGCGAACAGTCTGGACTGTGGGCCGAGATGGCCCGGATCATTGGCGAGGTGCAGCCCGCCTTCGTCTGGGTGGAGAACTCGCCAATGCTCCTTGTTCGGGGGATTGATCGAGTTCTCTGGGACCTGGCCGCGCTGGGGTATGATGCGCGATGGGGAGTTGTTTCGGCTGCGGCCGCCGGCGCACCTCACAAGCGCGAGCGATGCTGGATTATGGCCTACGCCAACCAAAACCATCGGGCCGAAGCGATCTCTGGCGGCCATCGAGGCCTCGCGGCAGAAGTATCGCCAGGGGGAGTCCATGTTCAATCCAGGAGTGACGCTGGAGGCCAAGCTTGGTGGCGTTCCGAACCCGGTATTTGTCGCGTGGCTGATGGGATGGCCGATCAACTGGACGAGCTTGCATGCCTCGGCAACGGTCAAGTACCAGCAGTGGTGCGCCTCGCATGGAATAGCCTCTCCGAATTGTGTTCCAAGTAACCAGGCCCCCAACCCATGAACCTCGACACCATCATCTGCGGAGACAACGCAACGATCATGGCCACCTGGCCGGCGGCCTGCATCGACCTGGTCGTGACCAGCCCGCCCTACGACGGCCTGCGCAAGTACGGTGGACACGGATGGGACTTCCCAGCCGTGGCCCGTGAGTTGAGCCGCATCCTGAAACCGGGCGGCGTCATCGTGTGGGTTGTAGATTCACAAACCGTTGATGGCTCCGAAACGCTCTCCGCATTCGAGCAGGCGCTGCACTTCAAGAACGTCTGCGGGCTGAATGTCTGGGACACCATGATATGGCACAAGCCAAACCCCATGCCAGGCGATGGGAAGTCCAGATATCACCAGGCATGGGAGTTCATGTTTGTTCTGACCCCGACGAGGCCAAATGCTCAACACCTGCTTCGAGATGTGCGCGCTACGGGTCATGGCCGTATCGATCGATACTGCTTCGACAGGCGACACGACCAGTCCAACAATCCCATGCCACGCAAGCCGTTTGTTCGGCCAGAATACGGGTTTCGGACAAACGTCTGGACCATAGCCAAACCGCCGGCAGCAGAGGATGCCCTCGCCGTCGAGCGACACCCGGCCATCTTCCCAGAGGCCCTGGCCCGCGACCACATCCTGTCCTGGAGCAACCCCGGAGACGTGGTCCTCGATCCCTTCGCCGGTAGCGGGACAACGCTGAAGATGGCAAAGCTGAACGGCCGCCGGTACATCGGCATCGAGATCAACCCTGAGTACGTCGAGATCTGCAACAAGCGCATCGCGCAGGGCGTGCTGCCACTGTGGAGCAACACCGAGGACCCCAACCCATGAAGCCCTTCGTGCCCGCCGCTGTCCCAACCCGCCCGCCGCCCCCGCCCAAGGCCCAGGGCCCCAGGCTCACCCCGCCGCTGCCGCTGGCCGCCCCGCCGCCCGGCCCCCACGACCCCCTGGCCGAGACCTTTCTTGCCGAGCTCCCACTGGACCTGACCCCGCTGTCCTTCGACATGACGGCCGACCTCGACGTGCCGGGCAACGTGGAGCACGGCTTCTGCATCGCCGCGCCCATCGTCAGAAAGCCGCGCCTGTTTGCGGACATCCCGGCGCACCGCATCAAGTCCGACAACGCCGCGGCCCTAGTCTCGGCCCTGGAGATGCCGCCAGAAGGCGGCTATGTGGACGTGATCGTGGGCGGCAACTTCATCTTTGGCGACATCCTCTGGCCGCTGTGCAAACGCCTCGGCACGCCCTGCCGGCTCACGCTGTCCACGCTCAGCCTGTCGTCCGAGAACGTGACCATGTTCCGCCAGATGTTCGCCGACGAAACCATGGACTACCTCGCGCTAGTGCTGAGCGACTACTTCTACGCCCACGAGCGCCGCGGCATCTACCGTGAGCTGTGCGACGAGCTCCGCCCGCAGGTCGTGAACGGCTCTTGCCAGATCGCCGTCGCTGGCATCCATACCAAGGTGATCTGCATCGAGTCGCCACGGTTCAAGCTCGTAGTCAAAGGCTCTGCCAACCTGCGAAGCTCCGAGAACGTCGAGGAGTTCAGCATCATCCGCGACGCGCAGGCGTTTGCCTTCCACCGCGACTGGCACCAGAGTATCCTGGCACGGTACGCGACGACGCTGACGCCAGTCAGGTACGCCGCCGCCTACCAGGCCATCGAGGTCCCGCAGTAGACCACCACCCCCAACCGAAGGAGACACACCATGGCAAGAGGCGCAAAGTCCGGCAGTGGCAGGTTCAAGCGTTACAACGCCAAGGTCCGCAAGGGCCGGGCGCCGCATTCGAGCAAGTTCAGGGCGCCCAAAGAGATCGTGCCGTTCTAACCATGCCATCCACGCCCGAGCTACTCACCCGCGCCACGCTGTACGGCCAGTGCCAGCTCTCGCCCCAGCAGGCGGCGACACTGCTGGAGATGAGCCCGGCCCGGTTCGAGAAGAGCGACCTGTTCGAGGCCTTCGTCCGCGGCCGACTCCACGCCCAGGTGGCCGTCCGCCGCTCCGTTGTCAAGGAGGCGCAAGAGGGCGACCCCGCCGCGCAGAAGGAGTTCTTCAGGCTCGCCGCCGAGAGTCACTTCGAGGTTGACCCGTGAAGATACGGCGTGACCAGCCCGCAACCGGCAAGCGCGCCGGGCGCACCTACACCCGCCAGCAACGCGAGAGTATGCGCGCCCGGCGTGCGGCCGAGAACGTGATCACCATCCCGCCGCCGGCCAACCCCTCGAGGCGCCGCCGCTGCCAGCGGTCCCTGATGGCATACCTGCGCACCTACCACCAGGCGACGTATGCACTGCCATTCTCAGCCGATCACCTGGCCATGGTGACCGCCATCCAGGCCGCAATCATGGCCGGGACGGACCTGTACATCGCCGCCGACCGTGGCAAGGGCAAGAGCACCATCGCCAGACATGCTGTGCTCTGGGCCGTGCTCTCCCGGCATCGGCACTTCGTGCTGCTCGCCGCCGCCACTGGCGACGACGCCGACCGCGCGCTGATCAACATCCGCGCCGAGCTCGAATCCAACGACCTCCTGGCCGCCGACTACCCCGAGGTATGCACCGCCATCCGCGAGCTTGAGGGCAGTCCCCAGCGCGCGCCCTCCCAGACATCCACAGGCTGGCACCAGCACGAGAAGCGGTGCAACCTCCGCTGGTCAGGCCGCTACATCCGCCTGCCCGACGAGTGGGCCGGCGGCCCCCGGCGCAAGACCAAGCTCCCGCCGCGGTTCATTGCGACCCGCGGCCTCGACGCCGCCATCCGCGGCCTGAACTACGAGAGTACCAGGCCCGATCTAGTCGTCATCGACGACGCCGAGACGCGCGAGAGTGTCAAGAGCATGCAGCAGACACAGGACCGCGACCGCATCATCCGCACCGACCTGGCCGGGCTCGCCGGCCGGAGGAAGAAGCTGACCATGATCGGGCTCGGGACCATCATGGCGCGCGGCTGTCTCTGCGACCGGTACACGGACCCGCAGCAAGAGCCGGCCTGGCACGGGCAAAGGTACCGGTACCTGGTGACCCCGCCGGCACACCCCGAGCTCTGGACAGAGTACATGGCGATCCGGCGCGACCCGGACCGCGGCCCGGCGCTGGCGCTCGCCCACTACCGCAATTACCGCGAGGAGATGGACGCTGGCGCCGTAGTGAGCTGGCCTGAGTCATACCTGCCAGACAGCCAGCTCTCGGCGCTGCAGGCCTACTACGACCTATGGTCCGACCGTGGCCTGGAGTATGTTGCGTGCGAGCTCCAGAACGCGCCGGAGATGATTGAAGAGGCAGACATGGGCAGACTGACAGTAGCGGCAGTCAAGGCACGGACGAACAACCTTGCGCGCGGATCGGTCCCGGTTGAGGTAGAGACGGTCGTGGCCTTCATCGACGTTCAGCGGGACGCCCTCTGGTGGGCCGCCGTGGGCTGGTCCGAGACCTGCACGGGCTGGGTCATCGACTACGGCCGCTGGCCACCCGGGCGAATGGGGCTGCAGGATCAGTACCCGGCCATGGCCCCGGAGGCGCAGATTCGTGCCGGGCTGGAGGCGCTCGTCCCGCTGCTCGCAGCCCCGCGGACGCGCGAGGACGGCACCGAGCTGACCCCGGCCCGCATCGCCATCGACTCCGCATGGGGCCAGAGCACCTCGACCGTGTACGCCTACTGCCGCGAGTCCGCCCAACGCTCCATCCTCATCCCCTACCGTGGCGAGTACGTAGGGCCGGGCAAAGACTTCAGCCGCGGCCCGGCCCGCGGCGGGCGCCGCGGTCACGGTTGGCGCATCGGCGCGACGCCCGACGGGAGCCGCCAGATACGGCTCTTGACCGCGGACTCCAACCGGTGGAAGAGCTTCTTGCGCGACCGGCTGATGGCCCCGATCGGCCAGCAGGGCGCCTTGACCGTCTTCGGCTCCCACGCCGATGCACATACCGACCTGGCCCTGCACCTCACCGCCGAGACGGCCACGATTGCGCAGACGGACCGCGGCCGGTACGAGCTGTGGCGCATGATCCCCAACCGCATCAACCATTGGCTGGACTGCCTGGCCGGGTGCTGCGCGCTTGCCGCGGTCTCGGGCGTCAGACTCGACGACCGCTCGAGGATCGACCCCAAGTGGAAGGCGCCAGAGGCCGGCGGGACCGCCCAGGCCCAGCCAGCCGAGCCGGCGCCCGCCGCCGAGCCGCCTGCCATCCCGATCCGCCCGCCGCCCGTCCCGGTGCCCGGCGGCTTCGTCCGCCGCCCACTGGCCGGCGGCCCCCGGTTGCCCGGTACCGGCGGCTGGGTCAACGCCTGGCGTTGATTGCCCCACTTGACAACGCCGGGCGGCCGTGGTAATCTGTACGCCATGGCAGCAGCCATACCGACAACCGAGCCTACCAAGATCGTGGCCGGCACCACGGTCCAGTGGACGCGCACCTTCACCGACTACCCCGCGTCCGACTACACCTTGTCCTACGCCATCCGCGGCCCGTCCGCCATCGCCGTGACCGTCGAGGCCGATGGTGACGACTACGCCGCCGAGATCAGCGACGCGGTCACCGCTGACGCCCTGGCGGGAGACTACGCCTGGCAGGCCTTCTGCGAGGCCGAGGACGGCAGTCGCTACCTGGTCGGCTCGGGCATGCTTGAAGTTGTCGCAGACCTGGCCACGATCAGCGGCCGGTGGGAGGGCCGCGTTCAAGAGCGAGTGATAGCCGACGCCATTCTCGCCGTCATCACAGGCCAGGCCACATCCCAACAGATGCAAATAGCCTCCGTGCTGATGGGCGAGCAGCAGATCACGCGCATCCAGCCGGCCCGGCTCCGAGAGGAATATGAGGTCTGGAACGCCCGAGCACTCGAAGCCGAACGCCGGGCCGGCCTTATCCCACGTGGCGGCGCGACAGTCCTTGCGAGGTTCACTGCGGCATGACGGCAACGCGCATCAAGGCGGCATGGGCCGCATTCAGGGGCATCCGCCCCATGATCCGCCGCGCCTACCTATCAGCGCAGACAAGCCGGCTGTTCGCAGACTGGTTCGCTGGCAATCAGTCGGGCATGGAGGAGGTCCGCGCCGGCCTGCGTACCTGTCGCGAGCGAAGCCGCGACATGGAGCGCAACGACGATTACTGGCTGTGTTGGCTCCAGACCGTGTGCCGAAACGTCGTAGGGCACCGCGGCATCCAGGTGCAAGTCAAGGCGCTCGACCGTGCCGGCCAGGCTGACACCACGGCCAACGCCGAGCTTGAGGCCGCCTGGGCGCAGTGGGGCAAGGTGGGCACCTGCACCGCGGACGCGCGGTTGTCCTGGATCGACGTTCAGCGCCTGGTAGTCCGCTGCCTTGCCCGCGATGGCGAGGCGCTTGTCCGCCTGGTCCGCGGCTACCCCAACCAGTTCGGCTTCGCCGTCCAGCCGGTAGAGTCTGATCTGCTGGACGATCAGTACAACCAGCTCGGAGGCACTGGCCGCCCGACCATCCGCATGGGCGTCGAGGTGGACGAGTGGGACCGGCCCGTTGCTTACTGGCTCAGGACCACGCACCCAGGCGACCAGCTCGTGGCGACCAAGGCGAAGCAGTACGAACGCGTGCCGGCCGCTGACATGCTGCACATCTACCGCGAGGACCGGATCGGCCAGACCCGCGGCCTGCCCTGGGGCCAGTCCGCCATGAGGCGGCTGAAGATGCTGGGCGGCTACGACGAGGCCGAGCTTGTCGCGGCCCGTGCCGCCGCCAGCAAGATGGGCGTGTGGGAGGCCGCGGACGGCACGTTCACGGGCGACGAAGAGCAGACGGACGGCTCGCAACTTCTTGACTTCCAGCCCGGCTCGTTTCACGTCGCCCCACCCGGCAAGAAACTGCACCTGATCGACCCCACCCACCCTAACGGCCGGTATAGCGACTTCGTGAAGGCGTGCTTGCGCGGGATCTCGGCCGGGCTGGACATCAGCTACAACCGCCTGGCCAAGGACCTCGAAGGTGTCACCTACTCCAGCCTGCGCTCTGGCGAGCTCGACGAACGCGACGCATACATGGCCATGCAGACGATGGTGGTCGAGCACCTGGTCCAGCCGGTATGGAGCGCCTGGCTGTCCGCATACCTGCTCTCGCCACTGACCCGGCTACCCGCCGCCGACTACGACCGGCTCAACCAGCCGCGCTTTCTGCCACGGCGCTGGACATGGGTTGACCCCATGACCGATGTTCGGGCCGCCGAGGTTGCGGTGCGCAACCGCTGGAAGACGAACAGCCAGATTGCGGCCGAGCTTGGCTGCGATTATGACGAGAACGTCGCAGAGCTTGGCACCGAGGCGGAGGCCGCCGAGGCCGCCGGCCTGACGCCACAACCGGAGGCCACGGGCCGCCCATGAGACACCCATACGTATCTCGGTCCGTCACCATCGAGCGCGGCGCGGTCAACACGGAGGCCCGGACCGTCAAGCTGGCATTCGCGAGCGAGACGCCGATCGAGGACTGGCCCGGCGAGAAGCTGATCCTGGGCCTGGCGCCCGGCGAGATGATGATGGAGCGCGCGGCCAATGGCCTGCCCGTCCTCGACCGTCACGGCGGCGATCAGCTCGCGATTGCCGAAGGCATCATCACAGCCGCCGACCGCATAGCCCGAGCTACGGCGCGGTTCTCCACCGGCGACCGCGCCAGCCAGGTGCTGCAGGACATGGCCGATGACATCCGCCGCGGCATCTCGGTGCGCGCGCGCATTCACACGATGACCGACGTGGGGCGCGACAAGGATGGTGCTATGGTACGTCGCGCAACGCGATGGGAGCCATTGGAGATCAGCATTGAGCCCGTACCTGCCGACGCGTCTGTCGGCGTCGGCCGCGGGCTCACAGATACGGAGACACCAGCCATGGAGACCGAGAAGAAGCCCGACACCCCGCAGACCCCGCCCGACACCACGCCCCAGACCCCGCCCGTGACCGTCACGCGCGAGGCCCAGCCCGCGCCGGATGTGCGCGAGCAGGAGCGCAACCGCGTCCGCGAGATCATGGCCCTGACCGCCCGGCATGCCTGCCCCGACCTGATCGACCAGGCCATCCAGCGCGGGCTGTCCGTGGACGACGTGAAGGGCATCATCCTGGAGCGGATCGCCGCCAAGCCCACCACCTCGATCCCGACGCCCGTCCCCGCGACCGAGCTCCGGGACTACAGCGTCCTGCGCGCCATGCGCCTGGCCGTCGAGCACAAGCCAGTGGATGGCCTGGAGGGCGA